GTTTCTTCGGTTTGGTGTCGAAGTCATTCCCGAGCCCGAACCCCAAATCTTCAACAATCTCGAGATTCAGTGGTACCACTGGGCAACGCTGGATGCCCTGATAGCCCGGACGCTCGTCGGTAATGAGGCTCAGCGCCAGATCGCCATCGCTCTCGGTTCCCTGACCGAATCCTCTCGATACCTCCTCGCCCGCATCCTCAAGAAGGACCTCCGCGCCGGAATAGGCGACTCCATCATCAACAAGGCGATCCCAAACCTGATTCCGGAGTTCCCTTATATGCGGTGCGTAACCGAATCCCAGGCTGACCTCGGCACGTTCCCGTGGTCGCAGGGGGTGTATTCCCAGCTGAAGGCCGACGGACAGTTCCTAAATGTGGATGTTCACCCCTCAATGGACCGATGTCAAGTGACCTCCCGAAAGGGGCAGCTGTTCCCGATAGCCCCGTTCGAGGAAATACTGAACGAGGCCCGTTTGTTAGGGGGTTACCGAATGCACGGGGAGGCACTCATCAGTAAGAACGGCGTTATCCTATCCCGCAAGGACGGTAATGGTATCCTCAGGAAGCTGCAGCATGGTGGGGCGCTACCTGAGGGCCATAAGATAGTGTTCCACGTTTGGGACGCCATCCCCTTAACGTGCGCTAACCCAGGCGGGTCATGTGACTCTCCCTACCGAGTTCGCTTCGGTTACATAAAGTCGTTCCTGGGAGCCGGGGGCTCTAATGCCATATCTGTGGTGGAGACCAAGTTGGTCTATTCCCGCACCGAGGCCCAGGTCCATTTGAGGACTGTGCTGGCCCGGGGGCTGGAGGGTACTATCCTAAAACATCCCGAGGCGGTCTACCGGGATGGTGACAATCCGTTCCAAGTGAAGTTCAAGCTGGAGGTTGACGTCGACTTGAAGGTAGCGGGATGGAACCCCGGCACCGGCAAGAACAAGAACTACTTTGGGTCGATCGTGGCCCGTACCTCTGACGACCTACTGGAGGTCAACATCCCCGTGTCCGGGTTTAAGCAGGAAGAGGTACCGCTGGTGTTCACCCAGCTGGAGGGTATGGTCCAGTCGGGGACGGTGATGACGGTGAAGGCCAACTCGGTTACCGAGCCGTCTGGTAAGAGCAATACCCATTCCCTCTATTTGCCCCGATTTGTGGAGTTTCGGACCGATAAGTCGGAGGCCGACTCCCTTGAGTCCGTCTTGAGACAATTCGCCGATGCCGTGAGGATGCCAGAATGAGCATCCTCACACTGGGGTTCTACAAATGGGCACCCGGTGGTGGGAAGAAAACCGGCACTACAACAAACTGTACCTTGCTTGTTGGGTTCAATCCTCGAGGGTTAGGGTGCAGTACAAGTTGAAATTTCACCGGGAGACTGAGACGCGCGTCCAGTACTTAAGTCAACAGTACAGCTAGCTGATAACTATCGCTGGCCCTAGGAACAATATGAAACTAAGCGAAATCACCAAGTTCGATATACAGGCGGAAGCTTTCCGCATCATGAGCGGGTACATGGCCCCAGGTAAGGACCCCTCTATACTTAGCCAACCCGTAAGCTACGAGGAGCGCGAGGCGGCGTATAGACAGTGGGCCGAAATCCACAGCGAGTGCGTACGGGCGATACTCATGGCGTTCGAGAGTACGTTATCTGGCAGCGACGAATACTAACAGAGGAAAACAAAATGGAATTGACTAAAGAAGAAAAAAGCCTGTTGCTCTACATGGAAACGCAGGCCGTAGATTACGGCGGAAAACTAGAGGGGGTTCGAATGAACTCTGGCGACTTTGCTATAGCGAAGCACTGGAATGAAACTGGGTTTGTACAGTTTGGGCGTATAGCGTTTCACGACATTACCAAACACGTTAGGGTTGCTCGCGACCTTTGGTGTGTTTTGAGCGAAGAAGCGTGGGCGGCCGCGCATGCCGAGCGTCGTGCCCGGGGCCAGCGGCTGACGGACAAGATGACGACATAACGGGTCGGGCTAACTACGTAAAACCAACGGTTGAATACTAACAGAAAGACATGCGATGAAGAGCATAGTAGACCGGGTTTTTGGGCTGGAAGCTCCCGGCTAACTTTACGCCGGACGTGGGCGACTCTACCCGGTCCAAATTACAACGTGGAGAAGCTAACGTGGTCACCGACGAACTAACGCTCAAGGCGCGAGAAATTGCGCGTCTCCTTTCCTACGGCAAAGACCCCCTCCAGGCCACGGCAAAGCACATGTTACTGGAGTTAGCGCATCAGCTTGACATGCTGGATGTGCACGTGCGCAAAGCGGACGGGCTGCTACTGACAGACGGGGTGGGGAGAGCGAGGTACGCTACCCTCAAGGAGCGGGTGCTGTACCGACTGTTTGGGGTACTGCCCAGGGTGGTGTAGCGGTGGTTGAAGTGTAAACCTTTTCTGTGTACCACAAATAGCCACTAACTATGCTAAAATTGGATCGCGCAGCCATCTGTCAATCGTTACTTGTCTGGGTGACGTATGGCAACCCCGGGGAATGATATGGGAGATGACATAATTGTTGACAAGTGTGGCATTTCAATTAGTTGGAAATTGTTCGTGGGCGCGGTAGTAGCCATGTTAGGTTTTTATGTGGCGTCTCAAGTGGCACCCCTTCAGACGGCGGTGTCTTCCCTCCAAAAAGAAGTAGTCAACCTGAACGCCAAGGTGGATAACCTAGAGCACCAGCGGCTACATATTACTCCCGGGATTAATCCATGATATACGCCCCGCATACGCAAAAGGTACTCCACAGCATGTTTCACCGTTGGTGCGCATACTTAGATACTGTTACCGTGGCTATCTTGTCGCTGGCTATTGGTTTGCTCCTCGGAGAGTTGGTCAACTCTGGGTGGTCGGTGGTCGTTAACATGTTGTCTTTCTTCGCGGCCAGTACCATTATCATGTTTTCTGGGCTCTTACTGTGGGGTGTCCGATACGATAGGAGGTCCCTCCAACGACGCCAGAGTACTGCTATCTCAGGGTCCATGTTTGCAGTAGTTTTACTACATATGTGCCTGGCCATGCCATGGTTGGCTATACAGACGATCGACCTACTCGTACTGGCGGCCGTAGCTGTTGTGTCGGCGCGCTACACTGAAAGGAAATGCTCTTATGAACACAAATAGTTCCCTGTACCTATACCACTGCGTGTTAGTCAAGGTGGTCGACGGAGATACTGTCGACCTTGATGTAGACGTCGGGTTCCGGGTGACCCATCGAATCCGGGTCCGGCTGGCGGGATACAACGCCCCGGAGGTACACAACGTACCTAAGACCGGGGAAGACTACCAGAAGGGAGTCCGCGTTTCCGAGTACCTGAAGACACTACTTGAAGATACTCCTGCAGAGCTGCGGGTACGTACCTACAAGCTAGGCATCTACGCCCGGTACTCTGGGGATCTGTACATTCACTATCCAGACGGTTCAGTGTGCCATGTCAACCAAGCGGTTACTAACTTCATAAGCAGTTTGTAACGGGTCTAGTTAATTTACCCGCCTGATGTTTAACGAAGGTAGCTATACAATTAATTATTGAAAGGAAATCAAGTGAGTAAAGGAAAGCAAACCGAAATGTTCGTACCTGACCTTGGGGTCGACGTTGACCCTAACAAGTTCTACGTCATGGCCGACAGTGGTGCTATGTACGGTGGTATTGAGAACTCGTTCGATACTCGGGAGGCTGCCCTGGTCTGGGTGGAGCAATACAATTCGGATTTCACCAATCCGTTCGATATGATCGATTTGGATGACGTGGATGAGGTGATCCAAGGCAAGGACATCATCGCTGTCTATTCCGTAGCAGAGACCCCGGACGGCGAAAACTACAAAACCAATGAAAGTTTGTTCGACGAGGACCGCGAAGCTGGCGAAGGCTGGTGCGTGGTTGGCAAGAACGGGGAACCCGGTGCTGGGCTTTTTAATACTGAACAAGAAGCTAAGGACTTTGCACGAGACAACGGATATCCGGCTGATAGCGTCAAGCGGGCGTACTATGACGGGGACGGTAGCGAGATGAAGCTGATCGATGAGTCCGCGGCCAAGGTGTCTATGATCGACCTTAAGGCCCTCAGTACCAAGATGCGCGAGAAAGAAATCTTCGGCAAGCCCCGCGTCGAGTTCTACTGCAAGGACGACATCGAGCTCAAGAAAGTTACCAACTTTCTGGACTCGAAGGGTATCCCGTGGAACTGGGAGGGTCGCGGCAAGGGCCACTATGTTATTGTCGACAAGCAGTACGTGGGGGAGGGGACAGCGCGGGCGTGAACGAGTCCAACCCCCCGGGGGTGTGGAACTTGAACGCCAATGCCCAGGACGACGCTGTCATCATGGGTATTCTGGCCGAGGGTGGGATTCACGGTACCAAACCGATGCTTGTCAAGTGGTTCAGCAACGGAAAGACGGCGGAAGAGTTCATGAAGGACAAGGTAGTTAAATGGGCTATTGGCTGCAATAGTCTTGTTCGACAGAGGAACTTTTCTTCTGTTTGTCAAACAACCATGAGATAGGAGTACAGTATGAAGCGCAAGATGACCCGTAAAGAGGCGTTCGTCACCGCCCGTACCTTGGCCGAGTCCAAGGTTAAGTTCGTTAAAATGGAGGACGTGGAGGAGGGCGAGGTCTACGCCGTCGTCACCCCCACCATTGACGACCCCACCGTTACCTTCAAGGATGGTGATCTGCTGATCGGCCCGTTCTCCTCTGAGGAAGAAGCCCAAGCTGCCATTGGCGATGACGTGACTCTGGTCAGCGGCGATGCCGACGGCGGCCCCGTTACCGACATCGGTCTTGATGACGTGCTGGCCACCGAGCCCAAGACCGAGTCGAAGATTCGCTCGAACCTTATGCGCCTCCGCCGGCGAGCCATTGAGAGCACCCGGGCTGCCGTCCGACGAGCCATCATGCGGGAAGCTGTGGCCCTGGACGTGGACACCGACGTCAAGTCTGGCGATGCCTCCACCGAGAATGGTGCTGGTGCTACCAACCTAAGTAACTTGGCTACCTTCGTCAATGACCACGACACCGGTTCCACCGACACCACCGCTGGTGCCGCGGCCGACCAGTCCGCGTCCGCCGAAAACTCTGACGACAACCTCATTGAGGCCCGCGTTGGGGCCCTGGTGAACGTGTACGAGACTAAGACCGGCAGGAAAGTTGACACGGGAACCATTGCTCGTGCCAAGAACGGGTCCGTAGCTCTGGAAAGCGGTGAGTCGTATAGTCCTGCCAAGTACCGATTCCAAGTCTTGGCTATGTAATCAGAAGTAAGCCCTCTAGGCTCGGTGAGGAACTCTTTCGGGGTTCCTCACCAACTATATGGAGCTTAGTGTGGCCAAGCAATTGTACAAAGCGGGTGACTCTGTTACCCTACGCGCCGACGACGGTAGCGTGAAGTCGTTCAAGATCGAGAGCATTTTTTTGGGCGGGTCTAACGACCTTGCTGGTCAAGCCGTGGTGACGCTAATCGACGAGAACGGCGACACCATTCGTGTATTAGGCACCCGGATGTACTCCGCCCTAACCGAGAAGGTCGAGAGTCCCTCCCATCGTGTCGTCGAGTCGAGCGGTATGTCCGACGTCGTATGCAAGAACCAGCTGGTTCGTGTGTATAAGGCTGGTACCCAAGATCAGGTGGATACCGGTCTTGTGTCCGAGGTCACCAGCGAGGCCATCTTCGTGGCCGGCGAGGAGTACAAGCGGGCGGATCACGAGTTCCTCATACTCGCGTAACCGTGGACATCTTATATTCCCGTGCCGAGGTCGGCGTCAAGTTCGTGGTACCCTACCGGCTGAAGAAGGCGGTAGCCGGGTGGACGTACAACTACTGGGGGTTGCGGGGCAATACCACTGTCCTGTGTGACCGTTCGGTGGAGCCCGGGCAGGCAGTTACCCTGGTGAAAGTCAACGACAAGAAGCAGATAATCAGGGTTACCCCGTGCGAGTGCAACATAGCCGGGTTACCCGAGCTTACTTTCATGTCAAACAACATCGACCTTGACGAGACGGAAGAATACGAGTTCTCCTACGTAGGGTGCACCCCTTTGCTAGCCCTGGAAGAGTGCTATCACGGGAACAAGGTATACACGCTAGCCGTACTAGTAGAAGCGCAGTCGGCGACAATACGTGCATACTGTCACGGTAGTCGAACCCGCCTCACGTTTTACGTAGATAAAGGAGCGCGCCATGGCCGGCGGTAAGTCCAGCTTCCTAGCGGGTATCTTTACTCGCCGGAAGCAAGTGCAAAAGGGCGTCTCGGTTCGGGACGTCCAAACCCTACTACCCGACCTGGGGTACGACCTCAAGACAACCCCGGACGGGCAGCTAGTTCCGATACGGAGCGGTGAGGTCGACTACGACACCAGTGTCGACAACTTTCACAGTAGGTGGTCGTCGTCCACCTTGGACTCCGTAGACTTGGTAGCTAGTCGCTCCAGCCGTCTGAAAGCCTACAAGAAGATGGATAAGTCCGGAGCCGAGGGCTCCGTGGTGCTGGACGTTATCGCCGACGAGGTGGTGAACATCGGTGATTCATCCGAGGCATCCCTGGTCATCGAGATCAACGACAAAAACCTCCGCGAGAAGGTGATGGCCGTCCTGGAGTCCAACAACGTTCTAACATCGGTACGCGCCGATATCCGTAGCTTGTGCAAGTCGGGGGACTTCTCTTACACTGTTACGCGCCGAGATGGTAGTCGTCTTGTCCCGGAGCTCACCGAGGGTAACGCCGGAGAGTATACCAGCATTAAGTCTCCATTCTCGAAAGACGACCTGTCCGTGGTTTTTCGGACGTCTGAGACCTACGAGCTAGAGGCTAGTCGGAGCCGCATCTACGAGATGATCCTAGAAGACCCGACGGAACCCGGGGGTACCAAGGGAGGGGATAAGTTTTTCCCGTGGGAGTACGCCCTGTTCTCCATAGCCTCTCGGGATACGTTCCCGTACGGGCTCAGCGAGCTAGAGAAGATGCGGGTCCCATGGGAAAAACTAACCATCCTGGAGGACTTGCTGGCCATCACGCGTGCCAATCGGCTGGACAAGATCGCCATTACCGTGCCTGGGTTACGCGGGGACCCGTCCTCTGTGCTTAACAGGTTGTCGCAGTTGAAGAACAGCTTGCGCAATATATTACTGGGCGGCTCTGGTGCCCGCATTAGTCGTAATCAAGATACGTCCCTCGTAGACTACTTGTGGATTCCAGAGGGGTTCGATGCCAAGAAGCTGTCCACGTCCCTGGAGGTGTCCTCCATCGAGGACGTAGAGTATTTTAGGGACAAGCTTATCAACGCGTCCCGACTACCTAAGGGATTCTTCTTAGCCAGCGAGGGGCAGGGCCAGCAGCGCCCCCTGTCTCTACGGCAGCAGGATATTAAGTTCGCCCGGTCTTTGATTCCAATCGGGGAAGCGTATTGCTTGGGACTCAAGAAGCTAATTACCCTGCTGGCGTTGTATCTGGGTGGGGATGTCTCTAAGACACCTGTGCGTGTGTACTTCAAGAAGTCCCCGTATATATCCGGGGAGCTCATGCAGACGTACAAGGACGCTTACGACCTAGTGAGTACCTACAAGGAGCTTAAAGGTACGTTCTCGGAGCAGATCCAAATCACTGACATCGAGGTCAAGAAGCTGTTGGACTTGATCGGTATGCCACACGGCATGATGTTCCCAGACGATCAGGAATCAGCTCAAACCACCGAGCGCCGGTCGTTCTTCGAGGCTGCTGGTCAGCGGCCCTCGTACAGTAGTATTTTGGAGGCGGCCGCCAGTGACACCACGTGTAAAGTTTACCATTGAGCTGAACTTTGCCAGCCAAGTACAGCGGAAGCGGCTACTGTCGATGTATGGTAGTCGGTTCTCGGCACTGATTGGCGAAGCTAAACGCAAGAAGTACTTCTCGGTGGACCACGAGTATCTGCCCGGAATTCGCCAACTTTTATCGGGCGTAAGGAATGTGGAGGAACTAATCCCAGTCCTGCGGCCGGAGCTGTCTGAAGATGCGATTTTGCGGCTCACGGAGGTCGCCCCGCTGTTTAATGTGGCCCCCGTTGCTTTGCAGTCGTTCATACTCTTGGGGTTAGGATTTAGGAATGTAGAACGGAAAAATGTTACGTAAACTACTGATTGAGACCATTCAAGTCCAGCCGGTGCAAGTCGGCCGGCAAGCCGATTCCGGTCATTACCTCGTCGAGTCTTCTGGGGACAAGCTACTTGTTACCCTGCCAATGACCAAGCTAAACGAGAAGAACCTTAACGGTCGGGTGTACGGAACGCAAGTCATGGAGAGCGCTATCAAGCGCGCCGAGTCTGCGTTTCAGAACAAGGAGCTGCTGTCCTCCGTGAATGAGCACCCGGAGGAGCCCTACGTTACTCCTGGGGAGGCCTCTCATGTCGTGGTGGAGGCCTGGGTTGACGGCGACATCATGATGGGTAAGTGGGAAGTACTTCCCACCACTAATGGCAACAACCTCCGCGCCCTGATCGAGGCCAATGTCGCGTTCGGGGTGTCGATCCGTGGCCTGGGATCGCTGGACAACTATGGCAACATTCTTGAAGACTACGACTTCCTCGGCTGTGACTGCGTCGGCGACCCGTCGGCCCAGCTACGCGTTCGGCCTCAATTAGTGCGCGAAAATGCGCGCCCCAACTTTGCAACCAAGGACGGAAAGATGAACAAGGATCAGACCCTGAAGTACCTGAATGAACAGCGTGTGCTCATGGCCAACGAGTTGACTGCCGACAAGTTCGCTGCGTACCAGCGGGCCGCCGCCGTGGAAACGGTACTGTCGGAGTCCACCATGCTTGCCAAAGACTTGGCCAGCGTATACGGCGAGTGGAACAACATCAAGGATACCCTATTCAAGGAAGTCCACGCCAAGCCCGTTACTGAGTCTGCCGACAAGTCTTCTATGTACCGTAAGCTAGTGGAACAGCGCTCCAAGCAGCTGCACGCAATGGCCGCCGGTCTGAACCAACTAGCTACCAAGTCTAGGGCTGTTAAGGAAGCTGCCCTGGTCGCTCAGCGGCGGGGTAACCTCAAGGCTCGCGCCCTAGTTACCCACTTACGCGAGGCTGTGGGCCAGTCCGCCGCCTTGGTCAAGGAGAACGTTGTCCTACTCGGTGAGGCCACCAAGTACCGTCTGGCCTACAAGATTGCTGTGAAAGAAGCCGCCCGTCACCAGTTGGCCTACAGGATTGCTGTAAAGGAAGCCGCCAAGCTGGCCCGCGGGAACCCTCTCGTGGTATCCGAAAAGACCAACTTGATCGAGTCTGTGTGGACCTTCTTCACTGACGCCGACTACCAGACCTTCGCCGGGGCTGGCCGCCCGTTTGGAAAAATGGAGCCC